GCCTTCAGAGCAATGCGCGAATAGTCCTCGCGCGAGTCGATGATCGCGACCGGATAATCAATCGGCGTTGCGCTGCCGGCATTCAGCCGCGCGTAAGCCGCATTGATCGCGATCGGGCGCTGGATGTTGAAATTGCCGCCTGCGCCTACCGTGTACGACTGCGCGCCGGTCGACGGAATGGCGGTATCCACCAAGTGATAGACGCTCAGGCGTTCGCCCTGCCACTGACCAAGCATCATGTTCAGCGTGGCGAGCGCGTCTGCGGTGTCTTCAGCCGATATAGCCTGACCGATTCCGAGTGCGCCTATGTCCTTCAGCGCGAGCGTGATGAGGTCAACGGCAGTTGTCATCAGACAGCCTCAAGAGCGGCCCGAATCTTGTCATCGGACCAGCGTTTATCGATCTTCACGCCCTTTTCGGCCGCGATCTGGATCAGGATTTCGCGCTCGTCTGCCGTATCGGCGCCAAGCAGCGCGGCTTCTTCTTCTGCCGATTGAACGAGCGCATCGCCAATCCACTTGGGATAGGAAGCAAACTCTGGTTTCTGCTCGCGCGGAACAGGCGGAACGTATTCCGGCACCGTGTATCCGGGGAGCGCGTCGAGTTCATCCTGATTCGCAACCAAGCGTTGCGCACCATCGGGGCCAGTCGCCCACGCGGGGAATTTTTCGTATGCCATTGGCTCGTCAGAATGAAAAACCCCCGCCGAAGCGGGGGCCGATTGCTGGATCAACACCATCAGCGGACGATACGGCAGGCAAGTTCCGGGTACACAGCCGCCCAACCGTAAAGGACATCAATACGGCAGGGGACGGTATCCGTACCGATCGCGTACTGACGCGAGATACGCATGCTGATGCCCTTGTGCATGCGACGAGCGCCCCATGCGCCGTACTGCGACACGTCTTCGAGGTCAGCGGTCACGAGCGTGAACGCATCCTTGTGATACGCGAGGTTTGCGCTGTACTGCGTCGACGGCGCAACGTCCCACGTCACGACAGCAGCGTTCGCCGGACCAGCCGAAACCGTCTGATACTGCTGGTTGCTTGCCGCGGTGTTGATCGCCGGGAAGATCGACAGCGTTGCGTTGCCCGAGCCGTCAGCCGTTGCCGGTGCGGTCACGGTGAACTTGCGCAGAACGCCGGTCGACTGGCGGTTCTGCGGGTTCACAGCGTAGACGCCAGCGATCTGGAACGTATCGCCCTTCGCGACGGTTGCGGCAGCGCCGAGGCCGGTCACAGTCAACGTCGAGCCAGTCTGACCAGCGCCGGAAACGGTGCCGTTCGTGCGCGTGCCGGACGTGAACACGTTGATGTTCTGGTCCATGCCGATATCGAAGCCGAGCGACGAAGCCTGGAAGATGCCGGATTCGTACTGAGCGCCGATCGAGCGCGACGGGTTGAACAGGCCGGATGCAGCTTTGACCATCGACGCGTTCGTTGCCGGGTCCCACACAACCGTGCGGCTGCCATCGCGCGGCGTTGCTTCGTTGTCGAGCACGCTGCCAGCGGAAAGAAGCGTTGCAATGTCGTTCGGGACGGTGCCAACCGTGCCCACGTTGTTCGCGACGTTGGCAGCGAGGCCAAGACCGTCGAAATCGATCTTGTTGGCGATCGTCGCCATTGCCGGCTTGATGTAGCGATCAGCGAACTCGTCGACAACCAGCGTCAGTTCTTGCGAGCTGAACGTGAAGTCAACGTGGAACTGAGTCGTCAGGCTGATCGGCAGCGACGATTCGTTCACGTTTTCGATGTTCAGGTTCGGGCCGGTCGTACCGACAAAGCGGTTCGGCTTGCGCGCGTTGACGGTCGAACCGATCTTCGCGCCGCTGACGGCGAATTCCTTGCTGTATTCGCGGTTTGCGCGCGACGAGAACGTAAGGTTGTTCTCCAAGATCATCAGCGATTCGTCGAGAATCTTGGTCGGGGTGAGAAGCGTATTTGCCATTTAAGTGTCAGCCTTTGTTTCGTTTCTTCCACGCGATGTATTCCGCCGTCGAGGCGAACTCAGCCGGCTCGACAGGTGCGGATTTGCCGCCAACCGGGGTGATCGGTGCGGGCGCTTTGGAAACTTGTTTCGGGGGAGTGGCTTGACCTACCTTCGCCTCAAGGCGAGCCAGTTCAAGCGCCATGCGCAACGGGGGGAGGGAGAGAACGCGTTCAGCCGTTTCCGGGTCTTGGCCGAGTGCATGAAGCACCTTGTGGCCTTGATCCATCGACGTAATCGCCTCCAAGAACTCAGCAGGTGCGCCGCCGAGCATCTGGAACGTGCGCAGCGACGAGTCCCAATCAGCAGCAAATTCGCTCTTGCCCGCGTCGAATACGCTGTTGCAGGCTTCGTCGAACTTCTCTTGCTGGATCAGGCGCTTCGCTTCCGCGCGGATCTGGTCCGGCGTCATCTGCTGGCCGGGCTGGTGCTCGGCCTGCGGTTGAAGCTGTTGCAGGCGCGCTTCGAGCGCTTCACGCTGTCGCTTTTCCTCGTGTTTCTCACGCGTGAGCTGGTCGATACGCCGTTGGACCCAATCGTTCTTGGGCTTGTCCTGCTGCGGCTGCTCGGTGGCTTGCGTGTTTTGCTCGGCGCCCGGTTCCGTGCTGACTTCAGCGGGCTGTTGCGCCTGTTCCAACTCCGTAGGCGTGACGGCTTCTTGCAGATTGTTTTCTTCGATTTGCATGGCTAGGCCAAGGATTGAGCCCGGTGATACCGCACCGGTACGGGGTTATTGCTGTGGAGCGGGCAAAGAAAAACCCGCACTAGGCGGGTTCGGTTGTTGCGGCGTTTGTTGCATCGGATCGGGCGGTGGAGCACCGCCTTCTGGCGAGCCGGTCTGCATCATCTGCATGACGACTTGCGTAGCCAGGTGAGAGACAAGCGCAGGATCGACGGGCCCAAGAGCCTGCATACGCTTCGTTTCCGAGTCGTATGCCTTGATGTTCGTCTCCTGCTGATCCTTGCCCTGCTTCGCCTCTTGAAGCTGCTGCGTCAAGTGCTCGATCATCTGGCCCATGTGCTGCATCTTCTGCGTGGCGTCCTGCATTTCAGGCGTCGGGCCTTCGCCCAAGATCGCGGGCGAGATCGTGCGGTGCAGACGTTCGGCCACTTCATCAGCCATCGGGAAGTCGGCCGCCTTGAACAGCAGGTCGCCAGCCACCTTCATCAGCTCTTGATCCTGCGACATGATCTGCGTAAGCGCGTTGAACGCTTCCTGACGGCGCGTCTCGTAGTTCGGGCCAACCTCTACCGTTACGTCATAGCGGCCGATGCCGGGGTTGTAGATCAGTTGCACGTCCTTCAGGTGATCGCGCTGGCTCTCTGGCGGCGCCGGCTGGCCGTCAGGCGTTCCGACCGGATGCGCTTGATCCGGATCGAACTTCGCGAACGTCTCCGTCCCGTCCTCGCCGATGATGCGAATCACGCGCTGCGTGTCGTAGATCTTCGGGATCAGGTCGATCAGCACGCGGCCTGTGTAGCGGATTGCGCGCGCAACGTTGTCGATGAAGTGATACGTTGCGCGATCACCCTGCCGTTGCCGTGCCTGAATCGCGACGCCCGCCTGCGCGTTCGATTGCTGGCCGAACTGTTCCTGATACTGGCCGGATGCCATCATCAGTTCCTGCTGCGCTGTCTGCATGCCTTGCAGGTACGCAGAAGCGCCTACAGGCGGCTGCTCGCGCGTAGGGCGATCAATGGGAGAGCCGTCCTCTTTCAAGCCGTTGTAGGGCAGATACGGTCTGTTGTCCTTGTTCGCGTTCGCCCATTCGTCTTCGAATCCTTCAAACGCCTCAATCGGGCCGACGAATGGCGTTTTCGTCTGAAGCGCAATGTACTCAACCTGTGCGCTGCTCATGTAGTTGTACATGCGCTGCGCGTCTTTCATGCTGCGCGTATGACCCTTGCGCTCGACCTTGCCGTCGATCACGATCTCTTCGCCAATCACGCGCACGATCGGGATATAGCGTCCCGCCCACGGCTTTTCGTCAATGATCGTGTCGCCAGCGATCAGATACCACGTGATTTGCGGCTGGCTCACCGGGCGCTTCTGCACGCTCGGATCGTTCTCGATGACCTTGCGCTCCTCCGGGTCTTGGACCTCTGACAGCATCATCGGGCCGTTGACCGGATGATTGATCAGCGTGTCGGTCTTGGTCGTCTTGCGGAAGTATTCGCACACGCGAATCTTGTCCTTCGACAGCCAGGCGCTACCGGTCGTGTCGTCACCGAACGTCACGCTGCGCGCTTCCTCGCCCGGGTAGGTCGCCTCAAACTCCGTCTTCGTCATTTCTTCAAAGACGAAACCGTACTTGGCGTCTGAGCCATCAGCCGATTCGATGTCGCAGTCGAGATAGACCGTCAGCGGGTTTTTGACGCGGCGCAGGAAGATTTCCTGATCGAACGAGCCGTCATGCGCGTACTCGCACACCACGCGCCAGTAACCAAGCCCCGCCTGCACAGCAAACTCAGTCGCCGTGTCGTACACAATCTCGGCGTGCGAGTTGTATTCGATGTGGCGAACGATGCCGTCGAGAATCTTCGCAATCTCAATGTCAGCGTCACCATCGACCGGCAGAGTCTTCACGCTCGGCTTGTTCTGCTTCGCATCGTTGATGATCTGTAGGTTGTGCTGGCGCGTCTTGTTGATCGTCAGGCATGGCCGCTGGTCGCCGTCCCGCGCGTTGCGGATCTGATCGGGCCACTGCCAGCCGTTGTCGGCGTCGCCATTGGCAAACTTCAGGTCTTCGACGAAGCGCTTGCGAAACTCGCTTTCGGCTTCCTCGCAGCGTGCGAACCGCTCTTTGGCCTCGGCAACAATCTTTGCCTTCGGGTCGTCTTTCGGCTTTCGCGCCATTGCTTATCCCATCCAGCCGCCCGAGCCAATCACGGTGCGGCGTATCGTTGGTTTCTGTGGTTTCGGAGCCTTGCCGGCGCGTCGTGCGCCCTCACAGGCGTACCGCAGCGCGTCGATGACGTGGTTATCCTTGTCTTCGAGCATCGGCAGGATGGCGCCCGTCAGCGGGTCTTCCTTGTACTTATAGAGCGTCAGCTCGTCGATCAGATGCTTGCAGCGCGGATGAACGATGATGTCGAACGACTTGAGGAATTCAACGCCCTCTTCCAGCGATTTCGCGCCCTTGATGGCCGGTCGAATCTTCGGGAAGCCGTTTTTCTGCATGTGGCTGATAGTCTCGGGTCGAGCAGAGTCAGCCGTGATCGGCCATTTCTCTGCATCAGGAACGCCCATGAACAGTTCAGGCAGGTTCACGATCTCGCAGCCGACCTGATACGCCTCGTAGTCGACATACAGACGGTTGCCTTGAATGTCGCATCGAATCAGCACGGACGGATCGACCGAGAAGCCCCAGTCCGCACCCAACCGATGAATGGTGCCGCCCGGCCGTTCGAATTCCTCGATGCGCCAGTTCTTGAATACGCGCGCTTCGCTGTTCTGGCGGTATTGACCAAGCCACACGTGCGCGTACTTGTCTGGATCGCGCCGCTTGTCGTACTCCATTTCGTCGCGCAGCTCTTGCGGGAGCCACGGATTGTCCATGTAGTTCGCTTGCACGACGATGGCGCCGGGCGGCAACTCAGATCCCCGCAACAGCACGTCGACAGGATCGGTATCCTTGTCAGGGTTCCAGCCGAACCACAGTTGCGAACCCGGCTTACGGATCGTCGGACGCAGCATCGTCAGGCTTTTCTCGCTGGCGTTCTGCGCTTCCTCGAACCACGCACGATCAAAGCCCTCAAGCGACTTGATCGACTCTGCTGTGTGGTTTTGCATACCCTCAAAGATCGTCACGCCACCGGCTTTCGACAGAATGCGCCGGTCTTGCACGTCGAAATACGCGCCCGCATTGAACTGTGCGATCTTCCCTTCGAGCAGCTTCTTGACAGAGAACTCAAGCGACTTGAGCGTTTCGCGCAGGCAAACGAAGTCATATTTGCCGCTCACGTTCTCATCGATCCATAAGTCACCGAAGAAGTGAGATTTCCCGGAGCCGCGGCCGCCGTGCGCCGCCTTGTAGCGAGCCGGCCGACCATCTGGCGCAGCATCGGCCAGCAGCGGCACGAAGACTTCAGGTGTCGGAATCTGGAGGACTGACAATGGTTCGCTCTATCTTGGTGAAGGCAACCGGACCACCGTCGGCGCCGGTAATCTCCTGATCCACCTTGTCGCGCCAATGCTTGCGCTGCCTGTTCTTTAGCCAGAAGATCGCAGCCGTCGTATCCGGCGCGTATATCTTCTTGATTGGCGTCTCGACGATCTCGCCATTGACGACGCGAAGATCAATCTCGGGGTGCTCGTATCCCATTGCGCGCTGATATAGCCGATCAGCCACATCGGAATCCGCTTGCATCTTTCCCTTTTTTATGGACTCAAAAAACTCCTTGTGCGCCGTTTTCCACCCGTTGATGGTTTGTTCGGTCACGCCGAAGAAGTCACCGAGTTCCTTGTCTGTGGCACCAAGCAGGCAGAGTTTCCGCGCTTGCTCGGCGTACTCTGCCCTGTAACTGCTTGGTCTAGCCATTTGTCACTCGTGTTAGGTGCGCGCTCACCGGCCCGTATGTGTTCCGGGTTCCTGCCCTGACCGGGAGCGCGCGGGGAAGTCAAACGAAGAGGCGGGAGGCTAGGTAGCAGCCGCCAAAGATCAAGCAGACGAACCAGACCATAGTGGCTCGCGCCGATGCCGCCGAGTATGTGACGCCCGGCCCCGTCGCCAATGCATACAACCCTAGAACCTCTACCAGCGACCAGAGACCGAAGACGATACTAAGCGCAAGGATTATCCAAACCGGCATTTGTTCTGCTCCATGTAATTGAGAAGATGCCGCACCCAGCGCGACCAGAGTTCCCTTGCGGGCGGAGTGATCGCTTCCAATACCTGTGCGGCTGACGCTGTTTTCCCACCTGCGCCTGGGGTGATGTCTTAATGCGCTGCCCTGCCGCGCGCCATGATCTTGGCTGCGGCTTCGAACAGGTCGATCAGTTGGTCGTCTTCGTAACAGTCCGTGCGGAGCGCGAGTTGCATTGCTGCCTCCTCACTCATGTCGAGCGCGCCTGTTGCGTACATGTGGCTCATTGCGACAGCGAGCGCGTCGCATAGCGTGTCGATGTCGACGTGCGGGTCGATGCGACTCATGCCATCCTCTGCCCGCGAAAGTACGCCTTGCCGTCATCCCGGACAGAACAGAACTCCGGGTGCAGCAATTCGCCATCGCGCCACGTCAGTACAGCGAAGCCGCTTTGCCAGTTCGCGTTGCGGCCGGTCAGGTAGTGGAACTCGTCTTGCTCGGGATCGGCCAGCATGCCTGTCTCGATGCCGTAGCGCAGTTTCCCGAACCCGCGGAACTGGACGCATTGCAGGCGGTGCGTGTGGCCCGTCACGACGTGATAGCCGGCGCCCTTGACGACGTTGTTGTATGCGGCGTGCATACCGTTCGCCACCGAATGGATAATGATCGTGTCGGCGTTCACGTCGATGCGGTAGCTGTCCTTCCACGCCGGCAGATGGTCAGCCAGCGCAAAGCCTGCGATACCCTCGTATTCCGGTGCGGCGTGCGCCAGGCGGGAATCGAAACGAATATCGTGGTTGCCGATCGTGCGAAGCAGCTTCATGCCTCGCGCGGCGCCTTCGATGTCGCTTAAGCGCTCGCGGACGGCTTCGAGCTCGTCCTTGACGCTGTACGTCTTCTGCCATCCGATGC